GGCCTTGGTCTTCATTTAGCGTTTATGGAGTTATTGCAATACAATCCGACCGTCTTGACAGATATTATTCAAGCGGCTGTATCTCATGAGGCAAAAGTTAAGCAAAAGGACGTAGACGAAGCCATTGAGCAGTACGCGGAAGAAAATGACGGTCTGGAGAGCTTGTTTGAGGGTTTTAAAGAGGAACTGGGAAAGTCGCCGGTGACGAAAGCGACACTGCGACACATTCAGAAGAACGCAAGGGTTCAAAATTAACATCCAAGGAGCAATATGAGCAAATAATCGTTAATTGTTTCCGTTTCTTAGGTTTTGAACGCCTCTATGACATTGAAATACTCACGTTGGAAGAATATCGGCTACGCATGAAGGCCTACCAACTCCGACGGGTTGATAAAGAGTATGAAATGCACTTACAGGCGTGGTTGAATCATGCGGTGACAGCTACCAAAAAGCAGGGAGAGAAATATGTTCCGGTGTTTAAGGAGTTTAAGGAATTTTTCGATTATGAGAAACGGATAAAAGAGATCGAAGGGAAGAGAACCCTCCAACTGTCTCCGAGACAAAGAAAGTTAGCGGAGGTTGCCGCAAGGGTGAATGAAGGGAGGTAGGTTGCTATAGCCGAACAATATTCAGTTGAAGCTTATTTAAAGGCTACGGGAGTAGGGCAGTTCTCTAAATCGTTCCGTACTGCTACACAGAACGTACGAGGGATCGAAGGGACAGCTAGAAAAGCGAGTGTATCCGTAGGTTCGCTAATCAAAGCAATCGCGGGAAGCGCCGCTATTGTCGGGACATTTAATATGATTACGAGTTCCTTGGACGGCGCTATTGCCCGTTTTGATACATTGAATAGCTTCCCTAGAGTGCTTCAAATGATGGGCTTTGATGCACAGGAGTCTCAAAAAGCGATAGATAAGCTTTCTGAGGGTATCGACGGGTTGCCTACTACATTGGATAGCGTCGCAAGTACAGCCCAACGAATTGCTCTAATGACAGGGGATTTAGATGGAGCTGTAGATACGACACTTGCACTAAACAACGCATTTCTTGCATCGGGAGCGAGCACAGAAGATGCAGCACGAGGGCTTGAGCAGTACGTCCAAATGATGGCTACCGGAGCCGTGGACTTAGAATCGTGGAGATCGCTCCAGGAAACTATGCCTATTGCATTAAACAAAACAGCCGAGGCTTTTGGCTACACCGGTAGGTCAGCCCAAAATGACTTATATGAAGCCTTGAAAGAGGGAGAAATCACCTTCGATGAATTTAACGAGAAACTCATCGAATTGAGTAACTCTACGGGCGGATTTGCCGAGATGGCAAGAGAATCCAGTACAGGGATAGCTACATCCTGGCAAAACGTTCGGACGGCGATCGTCAAAGGTCTGGCGGACATGATCGAAACCATAGACACGGCGCTTGCTGACTTTGGGGGCATAGCCGGAGTATTTGACAAAGTCAAGGAAGGCGTCAAAAGTGCATTTGACACTATTAACGCTGCCATCCCCGTCGTTGTTGAATGGATTCAAAACTTCAAAGATAGGATAGAAGAATGGCAACCAACCATTGAACAAATAAAAGAGGCGTTTTCTCCATTTGTCGATACAGTGGTGTCATCCTTTCAAAACTTGGTTGACTCCATATCTCCAATCTGGGAGTCTTTCAAACAACTCCTAACCAGCCTAGAACCCGTTCTAATAGTGATAGGCGCTGCGTTTGTTACATTTCTTGCCGTTTCTTCGGGAGTTTTCAGTGGCATAGTTTCGGCAATCGGGCCGTTAATAGAGGCCTTTATTTGGTTGCTGGATATGGTTGTGAACGTCGTTATGTCTATTGTAGCCTTGTTGACTGGAGATTTTTCCGGAGCACTAGACTATTGGAAACAAGCTACAGAGTCATCCATCGAATTTGTTAAAAGTTTGTGGGATGGAATTGTTAGCTTTTTCTCCGGTTTAGTAGAAACAGTAATAGATTTCTTTCACGGCCTATACATGACCTTAGTAGGAAACTCAATCATCCCAGATATGGTAAATGCGATTTTGGACTGGATTGGAAACCTAAAGGATAGGTTTATAGAATTAGTCACTAATCTAGTGGATTCGGTGATTAACTTTTTTGTTGACCTTTATAACAACGCGGTCGACAACGTAAAAAACATGGTTCAGACAGTCGTGTCAAAGTTTACCGAAATGAAAGATAATGCGATTAACAAGGCGCAAGAAATCGTAACGAATGTTCGTACAAAGTTTGAGGAAGTTAAAACTGCCATAAAGGACAAGATAACAGAAGCGAAAACGAGCCTTGTTAATAGGTTCACGGAAATGGTTACTAGCGCAAGAGATAAAGCGACAGAAGTTTATAATACTGTTCGGGATAAATTCGAAGAAGTGGTTGGTGCGGTTAAAGAAAAGATGGACAGTGCATTAGATGCTGTAAAAGAAATTGGCGGTAACATTGTAGACTTCTTTGACGGCATTGACCTTTACGAATCCGGGAAAGCGATCATTCAAAGTGCTATTGACGGTATTAAATCCATGAAAAGCAGCATTTCTAATACAGTAAGCGAAATCGCGGGCAAAGTACGTGGGTTTTGGCCATTCTCCCCTGCTAAAGAGGGGCCGTTAAGAGACATCCATCGTATGGACTTCGGGAACCCGATAAGAAGATCCATCGAAAGGGCAGAAAGACCAGTCACAAAAGCGATGGAAAGACTTGCAGGCGTTGCTAGAAGCGAGATGAAACCTTTTGATATAGACGGCCGGATAAGCAACTTACACAGCCAATCACAGCGTCAAATGTCTTATGATTTCAACAATGAATTACAGGTCATGAGACAGCCTGCCCAAATAACATTGGTTCTAGGAAATAACGAATTTGAGGCGTTCGTTGAGGATATTAACGAAGTCAACGCTGTAAACGCTACAATAAGGAGGTTTTGACGACCATGGATATACAAATAAATAAGAAAAACGGAGAGTCCTTTACCTTGTCGGAACACGGCATAGTGGTAAAGGACTTTATTGTGTCGTCAATTCCATTAGAAGGCATCTATGATAAGGTAGAGGGCGGGAATAAACAGATTGATTACGGGGCTACGTATGGTTCCCGGACGATTACCGTACCCTTTACTTTGTTGGCTTACGACCTGATTGATTTTCCACTGTTACGAGATACATTATTCGGCTTAGTACACGACGCAGAGTCTTTCTATATACGGGAATTAAGGCGACCGAAAAAGTTGAATTACGCCTTTGTTGATACGACTGAGGCGCCGAGGATGGATCCGCAAACAGAAAACCGATTAGTTGGCGGAAAACGGTATTTGGTGAGGTTGCAAAGTACTTTTGACATTGAACAGATTGCACTCCGTGGAGAGGGTGAACTTATATTTGAGACAACAGAACTCCCTTTTGCCGAGTCCGTCGGAACAACCGCGGACATAGATCGTAATGGAATCAGTGCCAATGAGGAGTTGTGGGGGTTCGGTATGGGGTTAATGTCTGTAGATGAAACATTAACCTATACTCATACCGGAACACGGTTCAGGGTGTTTAATGCCGGGAACGTAAGTATTCATCCGTTTGAACAAGAGTTAAAAATAACAATCACAAACTTAAACGCTCCGAATTTTCGAATGAGAAATATCACAAACGGCTCGGAGTTTGAAATAATAGAATCAGTCACGGGAAGTCAAACCATTGTCATCGATGGCGCAAACGTCACGTCAAATGGTTTGGCTTTTTTACGTAATACAAGCATGGAATACATTGAGTTGTCTCCGGGGTGGAATGAGTTTCAATTATCACGCAGCGCGACGGTTACGTTTGATTTTAGATTTTATTATTTATAAGGGGTGACGTAATGGCCAGACGAGAAATAGATGCGTTTTGGGACAGAAAAACGAGGAACAACTTGAATGAAAACTTTAAAGAATTGTATAACGAATATCGAGAAGCGGGATTGAACGCAAAGGAAGCACGTAATAAAGCAGAGCAAGCGGTCACTGATGCCTTGATTGCAAAAGAAACTGCAGAAGTCACGAGAGAAGAAATGCTTGAAATTATTAGAGAACAAACACGAAATGGCGATTTGGCAACAGAGATTGCACAAGCACGTGGAGATAAGGCTACTTTAGGAGAAAGATTAAATTCAGTTGATTCGCAGTTGGCACATAATACGGCTTTTGTTGTTGACAGAACTTTTAATAATCAAATAGTGGACAGAGGAGCTAACGGTGCCGCAGTTTTTATTGATGATGATTTTAAGCCACATCTTAGAAACACGATTATTCCTGTAATAGACAGACTTGTCGCTCCTTTAACATGTGCTGTACCAACAAACCGTATTGATACAAACGCATCTCTAACTTTA